AGCTTGGGGCTATTAACTCTATACTTGATAGAACTGGTTATCAAACTGTACATAAAGTAGAAGACGTAACTAAACAACAATCAGAAGAAGAATTACAAGTAGAACTAAACCACCTACTTCAAAACCTAAAGACCACAGAGCATTAATTTATGCTGCTTATTTTGAACCATCCAACGCAATATAATCAACAATCTAAATGCCAACTCATATTATTACATATACGCTAATAGATAGAGTAGTAGCGCATAGCGAAGTCATATAACTATCATATGGTTACATGGTTTAAAATGATCCTTCCACACGCACACACACACGCCAAGCCACGCAGGATTTTTGCGGTCGCTTGTACACGCCTATATTAATAAATAGTAGCAGTTTGAGAGCCACCCCACCCCCCAAAGCGGTCGGCGGTGTATATATATATGGATCTCTCCATACAGCGGTGGGCCTTTTTTAACATTAACATTTGTTAATAGGTATAACATAGGAGTTGTGTTATGTTAATAGATCAGTTATAGTGTCTTTATGGGTGATAAAGCTTGGAAACAACGAGAGCGGAAAGTTGCGCAGTTCTTTGGTGGTCAAAGGACCCCATTATCAGGTGGTAATGGCAAGATAACAAGAGCGGATGTTATACACGATAAGTTATTTATTGAGTGCAAGTTACGTGCAAAGCATACAGCTGTTACTTTATGGGATGATACAAAAGAGTTAGCGGTTTTAGAAAAGAAAACACCTGTTGTTGTATTGTGTGAAAAGAACCGCAAGGGTTTTTGGGTTATGGTACATAGTGATGATTTGGATAAACTATGAATGACATAGAAAGAGCAGTCAAAATAGCACGAGAATTACAGTATCGTAAAAACACAAACCGTATGGAATATTATAAACCGTATGAGTATCAAGTAAAATTTCACAACACCGTTGCACAACAACGATTATTAATGGCAGGAAACAGAATTGGAAAATCTTTTTGCGGAGCAATGGAAATGGCATTGCACCTTACAGGACAATATCCTGATTGGTGGAAAGGAAGAAGATTTGACAGGCCTATTCGTGCTTGGGCAGGAGGTTCGTCTAATGAAACCACAAGAGATATATGTCAAAAAGAATTAGTGGGACAACCAGATGATCCTTCTGCTAGAGGCACAGGCAGTATCCCAATTAAGTATATAGGAGAAACCGTAAGAAAAGCTGGTGTACCTAATGCTATGAACAGTCTTGTTATTAAACATATTACAGGAGGGTGGTCAAGGTTAGCATTTAAAGCCTATGAAATGGGAAAAGAAAAATGGATGGGGGAAACAGTAGATGTGGTCTGGTTAGATGAAGAACCACCATCTTCTATATACACGCAAGCTTTAACACGTACTGCTGACAAAGGTGGTATTGTTTATATGACTTTTACACCTGAAAATGGTATGACAGAAACGGTAGCGCAGTTTGTAAATGATCTTAGGGATGGGCAAGCGCTTATACAAGCTGGGTGGGATGATGCACCACATATGACTGACACGGTGCGAGAGCAAATACTTTCTGCGTTACCACCACATGAACGTAAAATGCGTGAACAAGGTATTCCACAATTAGGAAGTGGTCTTGTTTTTCCATTGCCAGAATCGGATATGGTATGCGATCCAATAGAAATACCCACATACTGGCCTAGAATATGTGGAATAGATTTTGGTTGGGATCATCCGACTGCTGCTGCATGGATTACTTGGGACAGAGATAGTGATATTATTTATGTGTATGATACTTATGCTATGTCACAGGAAGCTGTACCTATTCACGCAAGTGCTATAAAAGCAAGAGGCAACTGGATTCCTGTCATATGGCCTATGGATGGAAGGCAAGCAGATAAAGGATCTGGTAAATCTTTAACAGAGCAATATAAAGTAGAAGGTGTCAACATGACACGAGAACATTTTAGTAATCCACCGCAACAAGGACAAAAAGAAGGGAGTGGTGGTAACTCTGTAGAAGCTGGTATACAAGAAATGTACACAAGGTTTATGACAAATAGATTGAAAATTTTTGGTAATCAGGGTAAATTATTAGAAGAGCTAAGAATGTATCACAGGAAAGATGGCAAAATTGTGGCAAAACATGATGACGTTATATCTTCATTAAGATATGCAGTTATGTCTGTAAGAAAAGCAAGAATAAAAAATTACGAGCCAACACAATATACATCTGATAGTGATTTTAACGTATTCGTATAGGAAAAAAATGGGTGGTATAGCAAAAATATTAGGAGCAGCATTTGGTAGTAAACCAAGAAAAGCAGCTGCGCCAGCAGTTAGTCAAGCAGCACAACCAACATCCCAAGCACAAATAACTCCTGCAACACCATCACCAGCAGAGTCTATGATAGCAGCAGGATCTGGTTATGGTGGCGGAACAATTATGACAGGTGCAGGTGGAGTAGAATCAGAAGCTAACATTAGTCGTACAATGCTAGGTGGCGGATCGACTGTTGAACGAAGAAAAAGAACTTGATTGAAGTTAGGGTTGATAAAGAAATAAGAGCAGATGCTTTTACATGGTTGCAACCTAGAGCGCATTTGTGGAGAGATATAAAAGAAGATGATAGGCATATAGCTTTTACAGAAGATAAAGAAATAAAAGCGTGTTTATTATTTTCAGATTTTGATGGGCATAACATTTTTGTGCATTTGGCTATTGACGATCCAAGAGCCTGCCAGAAGCGTTACATAAAATTAATGTTTGACTATGCCTTTAATCAATGTAATTCTAATAGGATGACAGCAATGTGCGTTAATGGCTATACAAGAAATGAAAGATTGTTAAAAGGAGTTGGTTTTATAAAAGAAGGTGTGATTAGAGAATCAATGAAAGCAAATAATATCTATGTAGATGCAGCAATATACGGAATACTAAAAGGAGAATGTAAATGGGTATGAAGGCAAAGGTAGCAACACCACCACCAATAGATACAAGTGTTACTGATCGAACAGCAGAAAAAGAAGCAAAGCTTGAATTAGAAAAGAAAAGAATGTTAGAAGCTGGCGCAAAAGGTCGTGCTTCTACTGTTCTTACAAGTGGCCAAGGATTATTAGAGCAACCAGAAGTAGGAAAAACAATGCTTGGTGGCACATTATAATGGATGGTAATAGAAAGAAAAAAGTAAAAACAATTAAAAAAGTAATAAAAGGTTTAAATAAAGCTTCTAACTCACACAAGAAACAGGCAAAAACTTTAAGTAGGGTAATAAAAGGAAAATAAAATTGGATATGTTAGAACCATTTGACTACGTAAAAAAACGTATGTCAGCTATGTCCTCATCACGAGATACGTGGGAAGATCATTGGCAAGAAATATTAGATTATGTAATGCCACGTAAGGCAGATGTTACATTAGTAAGATCAAAAGGTGAAAAAAGAACAGAAGTTTTATACGATAGCACAGCTATTACTGCTAATACGTTGTTGTCTGCAAGTTTACAAGGCACATTAACATCTCCTTCATTGCCTTGGTTTTCTATAAAAATACGTAATAAAGAATTAAATGAACAAAGAGAAACTGCGTTATGGCTAGAAGATACAGCTAGACGTATGTATGATGCTTTTAATGATACTAATTTTAATACAGAAGTACATGAAATGTATCTTGATTTAACATCGATTGGTACAGGATGTTTATTTGTAGAAGAAAATAGTAAAGGTTTTGCGGAAGGTGGTATTCATTTTAAAACATTGCACATAAATGAATTTTACATTCAAGAAAATGCAAATGGTTATGTTGATACTGTTTACCGTAAATATAAATTGTCTGCTAGGCAGGCGGTACAAGAGTTTGGCGAAGGAAATCTAGGCAAAAAATTACTGGATGCTGTAAGAAGTAAACCAGAAAAAGAGTTTGTTTTTATCCATGCTGTTGAACCATCCATAGATTACGAACGTGCAACAGGGGAAGTGGCTACAAAATTACCTTTCCATAGTTGTCATGTTTGTGAGGCAGACAAGATGATTGTCAGAACTGGTGGTTACAACGAATTTCCTTACCTCGTGCCTAGATGGTCTAAAGCGACTGGTGAAACATACGGTCGCTCACCATCCTATAATGCGATACCTGATATAAAAACACTAAACAAAGCTGTGGAAATAGGATTAAAAGCTTGGGCAAAAGCTATAGACCCACCTCTGTTAGTACAAGATGATGGTGTTATTGGTAGAGTAAGAACAACACCAGCAGGTATTACAGTCATTAGAAATGATGGCGCTATTAAACCGTTACCAATAGGAACTAATTGGCAAATTACAGATATGAAAGAAACCCAATTACGTACTGCTATAAGGCAGGCCTATTATTCAGACCAGTTGCAGTTATCAGAAGGACCACAAATGACTGCTACTGAAGTACAAGTTCGTTATGAACTTATGCAAAGGCTACTTGGCCCAACATTGGGAAGATTCCAATCGGAGTTTTTAAACCCATTAATTGAACGTGTTTTCGGAATTATGTTTAGATCAGGTGCGCTTCTCCCTCCTCCTGAAAACATACAAGAAAGCAAGATGGATATTGAATATGTTGGGCCATTGGCCAGATCACAACGTATGGAAGAAGCAAATGCAATAGATAGGTTGTATCAATTAGCTATGAATATTGCACAAGCTAATCCATCTGTTATGGAAATTATAAACCATGACGAAGCAATTAGAATGAGGGCAAAATTACTAGGTGTTCCGAACAGTATTCTAGTAAGCAGAGAAGATGTAGAAGAATCAAGAGAAGCACAAATGCAACAACAAATGGCGCAACAAGAGATGATGGCGCAACAACAAACTGCACAATTAGCGCAACAACAAGCGGAAGCAGCAAAAGCAGCAGGTGATCCGCAAGCACAAGAAGCTTTACAACAAGCAGCGCAAGAAGCAGGTTTATCATAAATGCCAGACAAAGATTTTGAAATCAATAAAGATCATGGAGATCTTGTGGATAGCTATAGACAATGCTTTAGTACAAACGAAGGAGAAAAAGTATTAAAAGATTTGAAAGCAGCATATGGGGATAGATCTAGTTATAGTAATGATTCCCATGATACTGCTTACAAAGAAGGGCAGCGCTCCGTTTATTTGCGCATTTTTAATTTAATAAAAGAAAGAAAGGAATAATATGTCAGAAGAACAGGCCGCAACAGAAGATCAGGCAATTCAGGATACTACGGTTCTTGGATCTGATTCACCAAGCGATAACCTTGATTGGAAAGCATCATTATCGTCAGAACTAGCAAACGATCCAACCATAACTCAATTTAAAGATGTGGAAAGTTTAGCTAAAACAGTTGTTCATCAACAAAAACAAATGGGAAGTCGTATTCCTATTCCAAAAACTGATGAAGAATACAAAGAATTATATGGTAAATTAGGCAGACCAGATGATCCTACAGGGTATGAAACAAAAATACCAGAGGGTATGGAATCCTATTTTAGCGAAAACGCAGTTAATGATTTTAAAAATATAGCACACGAGATAGGGTTAAATCAAAATCAAGTAAGTGCATTAATGGATTATCAGTCTAAATCTATGCAACAAGAACTTGATACACAACCTGCTATGTTATCAGCGCAAAAAGAACAAACAGAAAGAGAATTAAAATCAGAATGGGGTGTAGAGTATGATAGGAATATACGTGCTGCACAACGTGCATTGCAAGTGTATGGAGATCCTGAAATTGCTGAATTGATGAATACAACAGCTGGCAATAATCCTGCTGTAGTAAAATTGTTTGCTAGACTAGGTGCAGAAGTAACAGAGGATATGACGCAAAATACACAAAACAATAATCTAGCTGTTTCCAGACTTGATGCGCAAGACGAAATATCACAAGTATTTTCTAATAACAACCATCCTTATTTTCAACCTACGCATCCAGAACACTTGGCTGCTGTAGAAAGAGTAAGACAGTTGCATGAAAAAGTACATAGTGGTAAATAACTTGAAATGAAAAACTTTCATGTTATACTAAGTAAATAACATAAGGCCCACTAGGACAACCTTAGTTGTGGGTATGATACCTTAAAATCCGTTTGACAGTACGTTACTGTAAGGTTTCCCTAATTTAAGGATAAAAACCGTTTATTTTTTAACTTAACAGGAGAACTATTATGTCAATAGAAATCACTACCGCTTTTGTAGAGCAATACAAAAGCAATGTGTTCCACTTGGCACAGCAAAAAGGTTCAAGATTAAGGGATGCGGTTAGATCGGAAACGGTTACAGGTAAAGCGCATTTCTTTGAAAGAATTGGTACTGCTGCCGCTGAAAAACGTACATCACGTCATTCAGACACACCAAGAATGGACACACCACACTCCAGACGTAAAGT